CCCCGACGAAGTCGACCGTGTTGTAGGCATACAGCGAGGTGAACGGCGACAGCTTCGGGGCCATCTCGGATGAGCCGATATTCGCCACCCGCACATACGGCAGCGGCAGGCCGGTGAACAGCTCGAAGGCGCTGTTGTCAGTGAACTTGCGCACGTTGGCCAAGTAGAAGCCCTGTGCGAAGCCCACGATCACGTTGTTGCTGGCTTCGATGAATTCGGCCTCGATGTTGTTGAAGGTGACATCGTAGTAACCGAACGCAAACGACGACGAGCCGGAACCCCGTGCGTAGTTGTCGTTGAAAATGATTTTCTTAACACCCTGCAAGAACACGGCCTGATGCGAGGCCACGCTGGTCAGCGGCAGCAAGGTATTGGTGCCGATCTGGTACTCGTCGAAATAGTACGTTCCCGGCGCGGCTCCCTTATCGGTACGGCCGTTGCGGATGCAGATTTCATTGTCCTTTATCAGGCACCCGTTAATTTGCACCCGACTGCCGTTCATGTAGTCGGGCGCGGAGTTGACGCCGCGCACCCCGCCAACAAGCTGGCAATTGGTAATCGAGATGTCAAAGTAATTCCACGACTCGATACAGGAGGAGAATGGCTCGTTCGCCGGGTCGTACTGCACAGAAATCCGGCCGTTGTCAATCTGGATGCTGCTGGCGAAATTGAGCACGGTCGGCGCCACGTCGGCATCGCGGAACACCGGCAGGTAGATGCCGTGGCGTTGAATTGGCGCGGCTTCGGTGCCAATGGTGAAGTCATGGATTTTCGAATTCTGGCAGCCGTTGTAGACCACCCCATAGCCATACGATCCGGCATACGGCCCCACGGTGTGCCGGTACATGGCTGAAATATGGACGTCATGCACGCTGCATTCGAGCGCGTTTTCGAACGCGACTCCGGCGCTGCCATTGCGCAGGGTGCAGTTGCGTACCACCAAGCGCTTGCTCTTGTTGGTGGGCGTGACCGTGCTGCCGGCCGCATAGATCAGCGTAACCACATCGGCCGTGCCGCTGGTCTTGTTGCCGTCAATGGTCAGGCCGTCGAACACGGTCCCGGTCGAGGGGTAAGCGAGCGTGAAGATGCCATGGGTACCGGCCCCGGTGATGACGTTGAGCGGGCTGTCCGACCACACGTAGCTGCCGCTGGGCACGCTGACAGTCGACGCAATCGTGCATGGCTTGTCAATGTAGACGCCGCGCCCGAGCAGAGCCGCCGCCGTCAAGGCACGTTGCAGGGCGGCGGTTTCGTTGGGCTCGCCATCGGAAAAATAGTCCGAGACGCTGACCGACTCGCGCAACTTGGCCTGCACCGTGCGTAGCACTGCGCCCGCGCCGGCCTGGATGAAGCCAATCAGCGCGGCTCCGGCAGACGTGAGCAGCGTCGTGAAGATGCTCCACAAACCGGCCGGGTCGGTGTTGAAGTTGTCGACCGGGTAGCCGGTGATCTGGACGCCGTGCTCGTTCTTCAGGTCGATCTTGTAGTTGCCGGACCAGTACACGGTGGCTTCGCCGTGCGCGTCCAGCCGGATCGGGTTGTCGTGCGGCACCAGCCCGGCCGCGTCGGTGTACGCATCCTTGGGGGTGCTGGTGCCGGCCGCGTAGGTGTACAGCAGGCCGTTGGCCAGCGGGCGGCCGTTGTTGTCGTAGAAGCGCTGGCGCGGCGCGGGCATCAAGGTGGTGGTCATGGCGTCCTATCTGGTATGGTGGCTATTCTATGTGTTATCTTTGAATCATTCCTGTAAATCAACGACCACGGAGAACCCCATGGATGCTGCCGTCTTCCTGTTTTGCCTGTATCTGGTGCTCAAGGGCGTGGCCGAGGAATGCGGTTACTGCTGAGGTAAGCGGCCGGCCTGGTACAGCGCATTCGCCAGTTCCGGCGCGGTCAGGTTGAACCGGGCCAGCGCGTTCTGCACCCCCTGCGCAGCCTGGCCGCTGGCCGCCGCGCCCTTGCCCGCCGCCAGCGCCGCTTCGCCCATCAGGCGGGGCGATTTCAGCGCCAGCACGCCCGCCGCCAGCGGTGCCCCGCCCAGCGCATAACCGCCCATCGCGGTGCCGCCCGCCACCGCGCCACCGAGGCCGCGTGGGGTCCAGCTCGACAGCGCCTGGCCGGACAGCGCCGGCATCAGCGCATTCCCGCCTTGCTGCTCCAGTTCCTGCGCCAGCGCCAGCCGGTTGCCATAGTTGGTGTTGACGTTGTTGCGGGTCAGCGATTGCAGTTTGCGCATCGCGGTGTCGACCGCCGCCTTCTTGCCCAGCGACAGGGTGCGCTCGATCTCGCGGATTTGCTCGGTGGCGTCGCTGTACGCTTTCATGGTGTCGGCATACACCGGGGCCTGCCGGGTGATCTCGTCCTTGACCGCGTTGTAGATTTTCTTGCCGACCAGCCCGGCGGTTTTCTGCTCGAACGGGATTTCCTCGACAATGCCGCCGATCTTCTGCTTGAGCGCGTCCAGTCCTTCCGGCGTGTGGAATTCAGCCGGGTCGAGCGCCTTCCATTCCTGCACCGCCTTGGCAATCGCCTGCTGCACCTGGACCGCCTTGGCGTTCTTGGCCTGCCCCTTGAAGGTGCCCACCTTGGCGGCGTCGGCCAGCGCCTGGTCGATTCCGGCGAAGTCCAGCACCGTCTGGTCGCCCGACACCTGCGCCATGCCCTCGCGGTAGGCGGCGCTCTTGGCGCGCCCCATCTGCTCCAGATTCGCCTTGGCCGCATCCAGCACGTCGGTCATCGGCACGTTGCCGCGCATGTTGTCGGCCAGCGCCTGCGCCGCCGCGCCGCCTTCCTTGCCGGACTTGAACGCCTGCTTGATCGACTCGGCCCCGGTCTGGGTGCCGAGTCCGCCGATGGCCGCCGCCAGCGCATTGCCGACCACCGGGGCCGCCTTCTTGGCTGCATAGCCGACCGCGCCCAGCGGGTTGGTGTACTTGGCGGCCGTGGCCAGCGCGTCGCCGGTGTTGGTCAGCGCCGCCGCCCCCGTCACCCGCCCGCCCAGCCGGGCCAGTCCGGCCCCGCCGGTCAGCACCGCCGACGCATCGGCCGCCGCGCCGACCGGGTCGGTGGCCAGCGTGGTCTTCAGCCCTTCGGCCGAGCCGTAACGGTCCTTGAAGAACTGGCCGACCGCGTCCGCCTTGGCCGACATGCGGCGCTGGTTGGCCGCGCCCTGCTGCGTGTCGAGCTTGTCAATCGCGGACGACACCGACGTCGGCAGGGCGTTGCGCAAGGCACCGGCCCCGAGGTCGAGCACGTTGCCGGCCGTGTCGAGCGGGTGGCGCACCGCCTGGTAGATGCCGCCGAGGAAGTGGCTGGCCGAGGCCGGGGCGTTCTTCAGCGCATCCAGCGGGACGTCGGCCCATGCGCGCGGCTGGGCGGGCGTGGCCTGCTTGGCGGGCGCAGCGGCCTGCGTCTGGAGCATGTGGAACGCCTGCTCCTTGGTAGCGCCTTCCGGCCCTTCGACCACGTAGGTCTTGCCGTCCGGCGAGGTGAATTCGAAGCGCGGCATTATTTCTCCTTGACCGACCAGCCAGCTGGGAGGGGCGTGGCTGTCGCCGCTGCTGCCGGGGTGATCGAGGCGCGCTGCTTCGCCGGCACTTCGGCCAGCATGCCGCTGATCGCCAGCTGCCGGTTCTTGGCCTTCTGCGCGGCGACCTTGTCGCCCTCGCCGATCTGCGGGAAATACTGCCGCTCGGCGTTGTCGAATTCGCCCGGCGAGATCGCCGCCCCCGATTCGCGGCGCAGTACGGCGTTGATGAAGTCGCGTTTGGCCTGATCCAGCATCTGCTGGCTCTCGCTCGACAAGGCGGTGACCACCCCGCCGATCAGCGGCGCGCGCGAGTACGGCGTCGAGGTGGTCACCTTGTCGTTCTTCGCCAGGCTGTCGAGGATCTTGTGGGCCTCCTGCATGCGGGTGCCGAACAGCAGCGCCTTGCTCTGGCTGTCGTTCAGGGGCTTGGTCACCCCGGTCAAGGGCTGGCCGTCCGGGCCGTTGATGGCTTGCGCGGTGCCGGTACGGGTATTCACCAGCACCGGGCCGTTGTCGGTCTGCACCACCTGGCCCTTGCCGTTGTCCTGCGTCGTGTTGAAGTGGCGCTCGGCCTGCGCGCGGTTCAGCTTGCCTTCGGAGGCCGCTCGTTCATTGGTCGCCACCGTGTTCGCGCTGGGAGCCTTGTACTCCATCACGTCCTTGGCGCCCATGATCCGTTGCAGCATGCCGATCTGCCATTTCGGGAACTCGGCCGGGTTCTGCGGGATCGTGGCGCGCACCGCCGCCGCCGCTTCCGGTGCCAGGTCGCCCGCCGCCTCGTGCGCGTTCAGGCTGGCCAGCGCCTCCTGCGGGGTGGTGAAGGCGGCAATGTCGGTGATCGCCTTGTGGCGCTTGGCTTCGCGCTGCTCGAAGTCGAGCTTGGCCGTTTCGCTTTTCAGCTTGCCGGTCTGGGCACCGATGTGCTCGACGTCGGCCCCGGCCTTGGCCAGTTCCTGCTGCTGCTTGGCATACGCCAGCGCCTTGGACCCGAAGCCCTTGCTGGCCAGCGCGTTCTGGACGTCGCCGCCGGCGGCCAAGGCGTTTGACAGCGCACTCTCGCCCGCGATGTTGCGCGCGTACTCGTCGGCCTTGCGCTGCTCCGTTTGCAGCGCCAGCCGGTTCAGTTGCGCGGTCTGTGCTTCGTTGTCGTACTCCTGCACCGATTTGGGCGGGCGCAGCAGGTTTTGGTAGATACTGGTATCCAGTGGCATGGTTCGTCCTTTCAGGTGCCGAGGCTTTCGCCGGAGGGCAGGGTCCAGCCGTCATTGCCGCCGCTGAACTGGTTGCCGTAGCTCAGGCCGTTACCACCGGTCGCAATCGGCCGGTTGTACTGATTCCACGCGCTGGCACCTTGGTTCAGCGCGCTGGTCAGCGCGTTGCCTTGTGCGAGATAGCCGGAGGCCCGCGCATTCCCCGCCCCGAGCGCGTTGTCGCCGATCCGGGCACCGGTCGCCAGCAGACCGGTGCCAACGTTGGCACCGGTCTGCAAGCCCGCCTGCGTCATGGTGCCCGCTGCGGTCTGCCCGATCCCGGCCAAGGTGGCCAGCCGGTTCTTGTTGATCGCGTCGCGCCCGAACGCATCGCCAAACTTTGTGCCGGCGTAGTCCTGCGCGTAGCGGGTCGACGCCTTCAGCGCGGCCCCGGACAGCAGGCCGCCGCGCGCCGCCGCCGAATTGGTCAGCCCCTTCATGCCCTCCGACAGCCCGAACTGGTAGCCCGGCTCGGAGGTGAGGTCGGCCCCGCTGAAGTCGCGCATCCCGGCCAGCTTGTTGAGCGCGGTGACTCCCTGTTCACGCCATGGCGCATTATCGGCGCGCGCCTGGTCCAGCTGCTTCTGCTGGAACTCCTGCGCCTCGCGCTGCGCCTGCAAATTCGCTGCGTTGGACTCGCGTGTCGCGTCCATCTGCGCATCGATGGCCTTGTTGGTGTTGTGGCTCGAAATCGCGCCGTTCAGCACCGCCCCGCCAATGGCCGCCCCTGCTACCCAGAAAGTCATGATCCGATCCTTTCAAACGTGCTGTATGTCAGCACTCCCGGCTTGACCTTGTTGCTGGGGCCGTAATTCGATGCGGCGTCGTCCTCGCACAGTTCGCGCTCGACCGCCGCCAAGTCCATGCTCGCCACCCGGTGCATGGTGATCGTCACCGCGTCCTCCAGCGCCACCACCAGCCGCTGGGTGCCCGGTTTCGACACGATCACGTCGCCCGCATGGTGGATCACGGTCTGGTGCTCGCCCCGGATGCCGATACAGCCGGAGGCGACGATGTAGAAATGCTCCTGCTTGTGGACCCGCCCCAAGGTGGCGACATCCTTGGCGCGCGCCACCCGGCGGCAATACAGGAAGCTGCCGTCGTCCTGCGGGATGAAATAGTGGTCGGTCAGCGGCTCAACCTGCGGCAAGGCCGACAGCTCGGCGCGGAACGCCGCCACTTGCTGCGGCGTCAGAGCGGGGGCGGCAACGAGCTGCATCAGACGATGTCCGTCGCGGTGTAGTCGAACGCCACGCCCAGCCCGGAAGCCTTGACCACGCCGCCCGCCTTCAGCCCCTTGCCGATCAGCTCGGGGCAGTTGTACGACTCGCCCGCCGCCAGCGACCGCGCGCTGATCTTCGGATGCACGCCGGCCGCCGCATCCACGAACGACACCGTGCATGCGACCGGCGCTCCGGTGGTATTGACCAGGGTGGCGCTCTTGATGATGCGCACGGTATTGGCCGCGACCACCGTGCCTTGCGGGTCGAGCGTGGCGGTCAGGGTGGCGCCGTCGTTGATGTAAGTGGAAATTGCCATTGTGTGTCCTTGGTTATTGGAATACCTGCGCCAGTTCGACCGATTGCACCTGCTTGGCCAGTTCTGCCAGTTGCGCATTGGCGGCGATTGCCTCGATCTGCGCCGTCAGTTGCGCGACCTGCTTTTCCAGTTCGGCCACGTGTGCGCCAGCGGCGAGCAGTTCCACTTGTGCGGCTAGCTGATCGATGCGCTTGGCGTTCTCGGCTTCCACGGCGCGGTTGTCGATCACGATCTTGAGCGTCTCGACCTCCTTGCGCAGCTCGGCCAGTGCGGCAGGCGACGCGTTCGTGTCCGCGTCAATCGCCGTCATCCCGGCAAGCTCGGGCAGCGTGACGCCGCCGGTCTCGGCGCCGATCTGGCGCAGCAGATGCAGCAGCGCGTCGGCCTGCACCCGGTCGAAGCCGAGCGCCAGCAGGCCTGAGATGTCGAGCTTGACCACGCTCATGAGGTGCCCCGCCGCGCATCGAGGAACGCGCCTTGCAGCACGATCTTGGCGTTGGCCGTGGTGGATACCTCGAACACCCGGTCGCGCCCCATGCCGAGCCGGTTGAAGGTCGGCTTGTGCTTGTAGCGCCCGGTGGTGCCGAGCGAGGTGGTCAGCATGTTGCTCCACGTCTTGCCGCCGTCGTCGGACCAGCGCAGGTAAATTTGCGCATCGGTGCCGGTCGGGCTGATCCCGGCTTCCATGTCCAAGGTCAGCTTGTCGAAGCACTGGCGCGCGCCGTCGGCGGTCATATGCTGGAACGCCTTGATGCGCGGGATCGGCTGGCCGTCGTCGGTGTAGGCGTCGAGGTCGAGCCGGTACACGTTGCCGTTCTCCCAGTCGCCCACCAAGTGCTGGCGCTGGTGGAACACGTGGCAGTTGTCGCGCACGCGGGTGAGTTGGTTGGCCGGGGTCCGCCAGGCGCGTTCGTGCCACTGGGCGGTGGCGGCGTCATACACCCACGTTTTCCCCTCGCTGGGAAAGGTCAGCTGATACCACGAATGGCCGTCCATCTGGTACGAGAAGCCCTGCGCGTCGTCGATCCGCGCATAGGCCCGCATTTCGCCTTCCAGCGCGTGGGTGCTGATCCGCTGCGGCTGGTAGCCCTGCATCTTCCACACCATCGCGTCGCCGCGCTCGTCGGCCCCGAGCCAGAACACGCTGTTGTCCATCCGGCACGGCGAATGCTTGGCCGCACAGCCCACTTCCATGGTGGCACCGGAAATCCGCTCCAGCGGGAAGTCGGCCGCGCCGCCAAAGCTGAACACTTCGGTCGACTTCGCGCCGAACAAGATCAAGTCGTTGTGGTCCTTGAGGTGGCGCACCAAGTTGTCGGGCACCGACTCGGCCGAGGCGAAGTCGAGCGCGTCGAGCGTGGTGTCGAGCGCGCCCGAAATGTAGAACTGCTGGGTGCCGGGGCGGTTGAAGATGAAAAAGCCGTTCAGGAAGTCGACGAAATCGGACCCATACCAGCCCGGCCCGGCCATGTACCCGACCACATGCGTGGCCAGCTTCACCGTGGGCGCGGTCAGCGTGCCGTCGGTGAACACCGCATCGATGCCGTTGTCAGCCGCGTAGACCGGGCCAGTCGAGGACACCAGCGCAGCGGTCAGTATCCACGCCGCGCCGTCGTAGCGGTACAGTTCGGCACCGCGCACGCCGTACAGGTCGCCATTCGAGGCTTCGTACAGGCAGCGCACGCCGCCGGCACCGGGGAGCGTGCTCCACAGCGTGCGGCCAGGGGTGCTATAGAACGTGGTCGGGGCGGCCGCATCGGGCGGATTCGCTTCCGGGTACAGGTTCACGCAGCGCTGCGCCGACGCAATCAGGCTGCGCGCGCTGTAGGACGCCGACAGCAGCGAAATGCGCGCCATTACTCGGCCACCCCGAAGCAGATCGGCGCGGTTTCGGCCGCGTTTTTCAGCATCAGCGCGCGCCGCATCAGGAAGCGCTTCTCGATGTCGGCGCGGGTGGCCAGGTCGACCCCGAATTTCGGGCAGATTTCATACGCGACCCACAAGCCCAGCCCGCCGATCCAGGTCTGCGCCACGTCCGGCGTCATGTCCAGCTCGGCGTCGCTGGCAATCGCCTGGTAGGTGATCGACAGGCCGGGATCGACGGTTGGCACCGGCCACAGATAGCCGATGTTGTTCGGAGCGATGTACAGGTGCGTTGGATAGGTCGCGGTCGCGGACTGCTGCGGAATTGCCTCGTACGCGGCCTTGCTGATGATGTGCAGGGCGATATCGCTTGAGGCCTGCGCGAACGTGACCACCGGCGACCCGTAGTAGTCGGCCGGCAGCGATACCTGTCCCGGTAGCAGCGCCGACCACGCCAGCGCGGCGCGCGGGGCGGTGATCTTCGGCCAGGTGTAGCCGTGCAGCGGCAGTTCCTTGAGGATGTTTTGCAGCGCCCGGTTGCAGACGTCGTAATCCTCCGCCGACGCGGTCTGTCCTGCGCCGAGCTGGCCGATCAGTTCCAGCGCGTCGGTCAGGATATCGGTCGTGGGCAGCGTCCAGGCGGTGGTCATTTAGATCGGCTCGACGGTATAGTTGTACATCGGGATCGATACCGGCTTGCCGTCGACCACGGTCTTGACCACGGCGTCCTTCAGCACGGACAGGTAGTGTTCGTCGATGGTGGTTTCGACGTTGCGCTTGTACAGGTTCAGCTTGTAGTTGTGCGCGATCTCGATATCGCCACCTTCCCCGTGAAAGGTGATCTTGTATTGCTTGAGTTCGGATTTGGCCATCTTTTGTTCTCCACGTTAAAAACAGGCCCGGCGCGAACCGGGCCTGCTTGGCTGGCATTACGCCGTTGCCAGGGTCTCGATGCGAATCATCCACGCCTGGTTCAGAATCTGCGTGGTGGTGGTCGCTTTCCATCCCACCGTCGAGCGCTGCTCCAGCGGGTCAGCGGTGCCGGCCGAACCGAGCGCCTTGACGTAGGTGTTCATCGCCTGACCAGACAGCGGGCAGACGCCGTAGGCGTTGTCGGCGAAGATCAGCGTGGCGTACACGTCATTCTTGGTGACGCCCTTGAAGCCGGCGGTCAGCACCGTGGTGGCGTCGGCGAACACTTTGCAGTTGGTCGAGGTGACGAAACGGATGTTCTTGTACGCGCCGATCTCATCCTCGATCACGCCTTCCTGCGAGCCGTAGTCCGACACCGCGCGATAGCCGGTGATCTGCTCCAGGTCGTACTCGACGTCCGGGTGCACCAGCGCGATGTAGGCCTTGCGCACCGCGCCGGTGCCGACGCCATCGGACGAGCCGATCATGGTCTTGATGAACTTGGCGTTCTGGTTCTTCAGGAAGCGGATCGCCTTGTCCAGATCGGCGGCAGCGATCTTGGTGACCAGCCCGGCGCGGGTGGAGGCCGCGCCGGCGTAGGCCACGTTGGTTCCTGCGACCAGCACGTCCCGGCGGATCTGGTCGATGGTGGTGCCAGCCTGGTCGCCCAGCACATCGGTGGCTTCGGTGACCACCGGGTCCTGGTTGGTCATCGAGACCATATCGGACAACTGGATGAAGTCGCCGTACTGCGCCAGGGTAGCAGTGATGTCGGTGACCGCCAGTTGCGAGCCGGTCGGGGTCACGCCTTCGGTCAGCGGCGTGGTGGCCACCGCCAGTTGCGAGTAACGGCGGAATTTGATCTGGTTGCCGTTGCGCTGGGCAATCGGGCGTTTCTGGCCGAAGCGGCCGTGGACATCCGCTGGCTGCGCGCGTTCGAGCAGGTTGCGGTCGTAAAAGGCTGCGACGCCTGGTGGGACTTGTGCGAGGCCGGTTTGTGCCATGATGTTGCTCCTATCGGGTTAGTACCCCAGCACCCGCGCCCGCTCTTTTGCGAACTCGGCTGGGGACATGTTCTTGATGCGATTCACTTCGTCTTTGGCCGGGTCGGGTGCGGTGCGTGCCGCGCCTCCCCCTGCCGCCGGGACGCTCATCGCGTTCTTTTCGGCCTGTTTCGCGCTTTCGATGGCAAACCGCTTGCCAATCTGGCGCTCTGCATGGGCCAGTTTTTCTGCCGTAATGTCACGGATTGCCACCAGTGGATCGCTCCACGCATCGCCGGCCGCATCGCGCTTGGCCACCAGCGCCTCCACCAGTTCCGGGTCTGCATCGGCCGCGAAGATGCCCGGATGGGCCGCTTCGATGGTCTGCATCCAGTTCTGGTGCGCCGCTGCTGCCGCCTGCTGCGGTGCCGGGTCGCCTGCCACGTAGCGGATCGCCTGCTCCAGTTCCGGCTGTTCTGCCAGAATGGCCGGCTTGCTCGCTTCGCGCTGCTGCTGCGCCCGCTCACGCTCGATTTCCGCCAGCCGCTGCGCGTTCTTGGTGCCCCATGCTTGGGTGTCCTTGAGCGCTTTTTCGGCTTTCTCCAGCCGGGCACGCATTTCTGCGAGCGTTTCGGCCGGGGCATCGTTCGTGCTGTCCGTCGTTGCTTCAGCCTTGGCTGCTGGTTCGGTCTTGGCGTCTTCCTGCTTCGCAGGTTCTTCCTTGACCGGCTCGGTAGTGGTAACGGGCTTGCCCGCTGCCGCCGCTTCCAGTTCTGCCGCTGCTGCGTAGTACTGCTTCTGGTATTCCTCCGGTGATAATTCCGACATTTGTTACTCTCCTACATGGGCCGTCCGATAGGGCGGTAGTCCGGGGTTACTGTGCAGCGTCCGATGGCTCGGATAATGCTGCGGCTAGGTGGTCGCGCTCGGCTTGCAGCGCGGCCGGTAAATCAATCAGGCAGCGCAGTTCCTTGATCGCGCCGCGCGTCTGTTCGTTGTTCTCGCCAATCAGTTTCAGCGTCAATTCATCGACCCGGCGCGCGATCTCGGCGGCAAAGCGCGGCCAGACCGGCGCGGCAGCCAGCGCCAGGTCGAGCTGGTTCAGGCGCTCGCTCACGCCTGCGGCTCCATCGGCTCGGCCGGTGCAAGCGCTTCCAGCGACTCGGGCTGGCCTGCGGGAGCCATCGCTTCCGCTTGCGGCTCGGCAGCTTCCGGTGTCATTTCCGCAGCGGCGTTCGCTTCCTGCTGCTGCGCGATGGCGTCGGCGCCGATGTCGAAGCCGACCTCGTTGGCCACCTGGGCGATCATTTCCGGCGTCATGTACTGCGCGATCACCTTCAGGCGCTCGGTGTGGGCCTTGTAGGCTTCGATGCGGCGGTTCTCGGCGTTCTCTTCGGCCTTGGCATGCAGTTCGTTGAATTGCTGGCCCAAGTCGTGCAGCGCCTTTTCCATCTCCTGCGCGTGCTGCTCGGTCTGCTGCATTTGCTGCCGGACCTGCGGCGGAATCTGTTCGCTGCCCTCTTCCTTGAGGATCGGAGATTCCTTGCCGATCTCCATCACGTCCCAAGTCTGTTCGAGCAATTCGCGGGCATCGACCAGCGGCGCGGTGGCCGGGTTGCTCATGGCGAACTCGGCAAACGCGCGCAGCTTGCTGGTCAGCACTTCCTTCTGCATGAAGGAACTGGTGCCGGTGGCTTGCCATTCCATGAACGACGACTTGCCGAACTGCTTGATGCGGCCCCACAGTTCGGCCGTTTTCTTGCCGTGCAGCTTCTCGACGGTGTCCACCTCCAGATACTTGAGGTTCCAGTCGATCAGGCGCTCGATCATCGGCTCGATCCAGTTCTCATCGATGTTCTGGATCACTTCCTTCAGTGGCAGCGACGAGGCCGACATGATCATCGAAATGCCGGTCGCGGTCTTGTTCAGGTTGCTGCTGTCGTCGCCCTGGGTGTACTTGGTGATGCCGGTGTCGTCGTCGGAAAACTGCTCGCTGACCTTGATCGCGTCGAGCCAGCCGCCGGTAATGTCCTGCTCCTTGTGGTCGATGATCGCGGTCTGGCGCTCTTCTGGCGACAGGTTCGGCTTCATCTGGTACACCTTGCCGGGGTACTTCTTGAAGTCCTCCCCCGGCAGGAACGCCGAGCGGTCGACCGACTTGGTCCCCAGCAGCGCCATGCCCTTGCCTTCCATGAACAGGCGGAACGCGGCGTTCACCACCTTCTGGTGCGGCGCGTTGTTCTCGGCCACGCCCACGCCCCAGATTTCGTGCGGCTCATCCTCGTACTGGCAAGCCATCGCCGCGCTCTTGCCGCCATACGGGGCGGCATTGGCCTTCACCACTACGCCGCCTGCCATGATGATGATCGCGTCCACCATTTCGCCCGAATCGACCTCGCCCATAATCGGCACGGCCTCGCTCAGCGTGCGCTTGGGCACCTTGCCAAAGAAGCGTGCCACCCGGATGCGATCGCCCTTGTGCCAGTACTGGACGTTGGCGCGCAACTGTCCTTGGCGGTCGGAGCCGGTGTCGGCGCCCGTCTCGCCGCCGCCCAGCAGCGCCTGGTCGATGTTCTTGTACGACTTGTCCTGCTTCCACGCCTCGACCGTGTGGCGGCTTTCCATGGTGGTCCAGAACAGGCCCAGCCCGTCGGGCAGGCTGCGCGCCTCCGGGTCGGGGCTGACGTCGGCGGTATTGGCCAGCATGAAGTACGGGTGGTCGTATTCGAACTTCTGTTCCTTGATCGCGGTGTAGCCGAGCGCGTTGTCGGCGCTGGTCTCGACCAGGCATTCCTTGCGCACGAACGGGCCGAACATGAAGCCGGTGCCATAGGTGGCGAGCGTGTCGACCCCGCTTTTCAGCAGCGCCTTGGCGTTCATCCGCTCCAGCTGGGCAGTCAGGATTTCCTCGACCGTGTCGGAGAAATCGCGCAACTCCTCGTTGACCGGGTTGGTGTCGAACGGGAACTTGCCGTTGCCGAACAAGGCATCGTTGATCTTGGCACGCGCGGCGCGCACCTTGTTGCGGGTCGAGCCGACGAAGATGCCGCCAGCGGTCTTGGCGCGGGCGGCGCCGGTGCCCTTGGTGTCGGTGTCGCGCGGGATGCGCAGCTTGTCGCCGTAGCAGTCGAGCAGCTTGAGCTTTTGCGGCTCGTGCGCCTGCTCCCATGCCAGCAGCCGGGTTTCGAGCAGCTGGTCGAGCGCGGATGCCTGGGGAAGAGTGTCGCTCACGAATCGCGCCCTAACATGTGGATGTGGGTCAAATTTACGTTGGATTTTAGCATTAATTCATAAAAGAAATAGATTATTTTGGCAACATCAGAAATACAGGCCGCTGTCGTCCGGCTGCGCTTGCGGCAAGGGCGGCAACTTGCCCCAGTCCTCATTGCTCATGTCCTCGGCATTCACCGCCACGTAGCGCAGGTTGTCGGCACCGTGGCTCCATTCGTCGTGGAACGGTGCGCCCGGCTCCTGGGTCTGCTGGTTGACGCTGCGCCGGTAGCGCTTGGCGCACTGGATCAGGCGTGCGCACCTGGTCTTGTCGATGTACAGGCGGCCGAAGGTCATCCGCGCCAGCCGGATGCCGTCCTCGACGCTCATGTTCTTGGTGATCTTGACCGTCCAGCCCAGCGCCTTCATCACATCCTCCGCGCTCTTGCCGGTCTGAAAGTTCTTGTGGCGGCCGTCGTGCGGCAGGTACAGCGTGCCCCAGTTGTATTTGCGCTCTTTCAGCAGGTTGCTGTAATAATCCAGTGTCTTGTGGCTGTCCTCGATGTACTCGATCAGGCGCAGTTCGCTGCCGTGCTTCTGCACCAAGCTGATTGCCATCGCGTCGTTCCAGCCGAGGTCGAACACCACGTGCACCTTGAGCAGCGGGTCGTACGGCACGTTGCACAAGCGCTTTTCCTGCTCGGCCTTGGCCACCTCGGCGTAGTAGATCGCCCCGGCTACGGCCGGCATGCACTTGCCCTCCCAGATGTTCAGGTACTCGGCGGTGGGCAAGGTCAGCTTGGCGTGCTGGCGCTCCTTTTCCAGCACCTCGGGGAACCACGGGTTGTCGGTGTAGTTCATGTCGACGATGATGGCGTCGTCGGGGGCGTTGATGATGAAGCGGTCGTAGGTCTCGTCGGTCTCCAGCTCCGGGTTGAACGAGAGCCAGATTTCCGAGCCTTCCTTGCGGATCGTCGGGATCAGGGTCTTCCAGCTGCGCTTGCTGACGCTCTGCGCCTCCTCGACCCACACGATATCGCAGCCCTCGAACGACTTGATCGAGTCGACGGTCTGGTCCGACAGGCCGGAGAATGAGAACTCCGAGCCGTTGCGCCCGCGAATCTCGTTTTCCAGCACCTGGTAGAACGTACCCAGCCCCAGCGCCTCGATCTGGTCCTTCAGCAGCTTGTGCACCGATTGCTTGATCGACTTCTGTACCTCGCGCGTACACAGGATGCGCAGTTTGGCCGACGATGCCAGAATCAGCAGCGCGCGGGCAAAGCTCCACGACTTGGCGCTGCCCCGGCCGCCCTTGGCCCCCTTGTAGCGGGCCTTCTTGGTCAGCAGGAACTGCAGCTTGTCGGGGAAATCAACCTGCATCGCGCGGCTTGATGAAGTTGATGTTCCAGTTCATGTCGACCGGGCCGCCATTCGGGCCGGACAGTTCGGTCTTGTCGGTGAACATCTTCAGGTGCTTGCCGAGCAGCTCGGCCCCCTTCAGCACCGCCGAGGCGTCAAACTTGTATTCGCCGGTCTCCCCGCCATCGCGGTCGCGCACCGGCACCGCCTGGGCGCAGCGCTCCATCGTGTCCCTGATCGTCTTGAGGACGTATTGCGCGTCGATGCCAAGGTCGTTCGAACGCTTGTCCATCGCCGCTTGGACCTGTTGCGCTACCTCAACATTGCTCAACAAACGAGCAGCCGCCGATTCTGCGGAATGCCCGTCTGCCTTGTACCCGGCGCGCTTGTAAGCAGCGGTGGCGTTCAGGTCGATCAGGTACTCGGCAACGAAGCGCTCTTGCTTGGCGGTAAGACTCATGTTTGGTCAGGCGTTGACGGTGAAGGTGGTTACGTCCGAAATCAGGTTCAGCGGCGGCGTGGCCCCGGTATTGGTGAAGGTCAGGCGCGCGCTGTAGCTGCCGGGCAGGGTCAGGTCGCCGTCCTGGAAGTAGTAGCGTGCGTACTGGTTGGCAGAGAACGTGCCCTCGCTGGTGACCAGCGGCACCGCCGGGACCGTGATGTTGGCCTGGGTGCGCGTGATCACGGTGGCATCCGGGCGGGTGATTTCCAGCCGCAGGGCGGTGAAGGCGCTGATGTTGTAGTTCACGTTCAGGTTGTACTGAATCCCGTATTCGCCGACGTTCATAGGAACTCCACTGTCTGGTTAAGCGCGTCGTCGCGCAGGACGCTGCTATTGTTGATGGCCGACTGGCGCAGGATGGTCGAGCGGTTGAGCTGGCTGGCCATGGTGCCGCCCGCAGCGGCGAGCGTGGCGGCACTGAGCGCCACGCTGGCATTCTGTGGCGTATTGCGCATGATCGTGCTGCTGGCGACCACGGGCGGGGCAACGACCGGCCCCTGCTGCACCGTGGGGGCGTAGCCGGTGAAGCTGAACCCGCCCACGCCAGGGCGCAGGTCCTTGTTGGTGGTCTGCGTGAGCGTCGGCGCGAAGCCGGCCAGCGTGATCTGCCCTGCGTTTGGCGTGATTGCCTGGTTCGCCGTGCGCGCCACTGTAGGGGCAAAGCCGGCCAGCGCCAATGTCCCGACGCTGGGCACCACTGACTGGTTGGCGCTCTGGGTGACGGTCGGGGCGAACCCGGCCAGGGCCATGGTCGCCACGCCGGGGTTCAGGTCGAGCGTGGTGCCGCCGGAAGCGCTCGGGATCGCTAGTTGCATCCGGGGCGCGGCGAACAGTTGCCATGGATTGGCTGACAGGCTGGCCACTTCGGCATCGGACAAGGTGCGCTTGAAGATCAGCACGATGCTGACGTAGGCACCCGAGAGTTGCTGCCCGGCCTGGTTGCCGCCGCCGCGCGAACCGATGGCGAACTGGTCGGTGTCGTTCGGGAACGAGCCCGTCAGCGCCGCGCTGTTCTTCAGGATGCCGTCGACATACAGCTTGGCGGTGACCTTGTCGTAGGTGCCGCACAGCGGGACCGGGCGACCTTGGTAGGGGGCCAGACCGCCACCCACCGACGTTGCCGGCACCAACACCGCATTGCCGCCCGCCAAACCGCCGGTGCCAAACGCGAACTGCTGGTTGGCCGAGCTGATCGACAGCGAATAGTCCCAGTTACTTTGGACCCGGCCGCAGATGAAGTTCGACACGCTGCTGGTGTCGGGGATGAACACTTCCGCGAACAGGGTCTGGTTACTTAGTCCGGAAAAACTGAGGTCGGGCCGGGTGCCGAAGCTGATGTCGCCGTTACCGCTGAACTTGCGCCCGATCCGCCCGACGAACGCTTGATTGGCCGGACGGGTGCCTTCGGTGCTGCCGGATTTGCCGGTAACAAGGTCGAGGTCGCCCGCCGACGCCACCCACGCCAACGCCAAGCTCTTGGCCAGCGGGTGCGACCAGTCGAGGCGCACCGCCTGCTGCGGCTGCCTTGTGCGGCGGGCGGCGAACGGCAGGGTCATTTAGACCGTCTGCGCCTGGATGCGCTCGTACTGGAAGTCGTGGTTGCCGGCCGTGGCATTCAGCGCGGCCCCGGTGTTGTGCACCACGAACAGGCCCCAAAACTTGGGCATCGCGCCGAACAGGCTGGCAATGCTGACCGGCGCGAACGGGTAGGCCACGTTGGAGGTTGCGGTGACGACGATGGAGGCCACCAAGCGCAGCGCGGACGCCTTGATGCCGCTGTTCGTGACCGTCTCGTTCGAGTCGGTGCCGTCGAACACGTCGGGATAGGTCGGCGTGCCGGATGCCGTCTTGTAGCTGGCATAGGCCCACACCTCGATGGTGGTGTTCACCGTGGGCGTGGTGCCGGTCGTGATCACCCCGGACACCAAGTGGTCGAGGTCGAGGTTGCTGGTGTTGTCGACCGCGTTCGATTCGCGCCCGGCCAGCAGGTTGGTGTCGGACGCCAGCGACGCCACGCCGAGCGTCAGCGCAACGCTGCTGGTGGCCGGGTATTTGGTCTTAAAGTCGGCCATGGCTTACCCCAGCGCGATCAGGTTCGGGATCACCGAGTTCACCTGATACTGGATTTCGGCGTCGGTGGATGCGCCGGGGTTGACCGCAATCGTCGGGTTGCGCAGCACCTGCATCGCGACCTGGCGCGGCGTCACCGTGGCCTTGTCCTGCAACACCACGTTGGCCCAGTCGGCGCGTTGCTGGTGGTGGTCGGTCAGCGGCGATTCGGCCATGATGTCTTGCGCGGCGCTCCACAGGGCGACCTGGCAGCGGCCCTGGAACAGCGGATCGTTGGCGGCGTTGAAAATGTCGGCGTAGGCCATCGGCGGTCCTTATGGGGTATGGGTGGCGGCCACGATCCCGCTCGCGTTCGGCGTGATCGTCAGCGTATTGCCGGTGGTGGTGGCCGGGACGTCGGCCGGGGCGCTGTCCCCTAGGAAGTAGCCGACCAGCGGGTCGACCTTGCCGTTCAGGGTGCCGGACACGCGCAGTACGGCGGTGCGCCAGGCCGGAATCGAGCCGCCCGACGCGGTCCAGGTGGTGGGGTCGCCGGTGAACTTGACCGTGCCGGCCGCCAGCGTCACCGCATCGTTGGCCAAGGTGGCACCGCCCGCCGTATAGCCGTTGGCGGTGGCCAGTTCGTTGGTCAGGTCGGCGTAGACTTCGTGGGTCGCGACGCCCGGCGTGTAGCTGCTGGTGTGCAAGGTCCACTTGAAGGTGTTGGTCGGGTCCAGCAAATGGGTGGCGTTGACGACATTGAGCAACGCCTTGTCGAACATGGTGAAGGTGCCAGCGGCCATCGGAGTCCCCGTGATTGATCTTGCGCAAAATGTATCACGGTGGAAAGAAAAACGCCAGCGGATGAGGCTGGCGATGGGTACTACGTGGCGCATCCGGCGCGGCTGATACCCCGGAGATACCGGGTAAGGGAGCCGCTTCCCAAACCTATGCGCCTGCCGGGCATTTCCGTGTCACCGGCTGCGGCGAGTGTTCAACGTGGTGGCCGGTGCTGATCCCGGCACAGGAGAGGTCTAAAAGGAGGATAAGTCCAGTCCCTTCGTCCCTTGAGGCGCATCAGCCTGCGCATTCACCACACGACTGGCGACTGGTGTAGAAGCCTTACAGAACGGACTACACCCGAACTGAACGCTATCAATCGCCATGCGTATGGTGACTGGTTACGCCAGTCAAGCGGCTGCGTTAATTCTGCCCTTATTTCTGTTTCTGATCAACATCTTTCGGCGGCTCAATCGGCCATGGGCAGGTGGCGGGTCGGTGGCCGGAGCCGCCGCAGCGCGAGCATTCGTGCGCGCTCATTTGCCGAACAGCACTATGGTCAGCACCACCCCGATCAGCCACAGCGGAATGAACCAGACTTGCAGCCATGCGTAGACGGCGTGCCACTTGTTCTTTTTCATGCGCCTCCCTTGGCCTTGGCCTTGAGCTGGTCGATCTGGATGCCCAATTTTGCGCGCTTCTGTTCCAGCTTGGCAATCTCGACGTGCAGCGCGTGGCGCTCGGCGGCGGCCAGGTTGACCAGCCGGCGGCACTCGGGGTCGCGGCTGATCGTGCTCTTGTCGGCCCCGCTCAGGCGGGCAGCGTCGGCCGGCTTCCTGCCCTGCCGGATCAGGTCGCGGGCGGCTTGGATTTTGCTCATGGCATAGCCTTTCCGATCTCGGCAGCAGCGCGCACGATGGCGCGGCGCGTGGCGGCGTACGGGTCTGAGCCGATGTCGATGCCGAAACGACCGCGCACGATCGCTTCCTTAACGCCGTAGTCAACCTCGAAGGGGATGCCCAGCTTTACCGCCAGCCGCAGCGCGTCGCCGTCGTTGGTCAGCGGGTTCCAGCGGCAGTTTCCAAGCGGCGCTTCTGGCTTCCCCACCTCCAGCCATGGGCCAGCCCATGCGGCTGACAACGAGCCGCTGCCGTGTGCTGGCGCGTGGTACCGAACAGGCTCATACCCCGCCACCTTCGCCGCCAGCTCCAACAGTTCGCGGTCGCTCTCGTTACTCATGTGCTATTCCTTTCTGCTTCATCGTCTCGTCGGCAATCGCCAGCAGGCGTGGCAAGCTGAGCGAGCGGAAGTGGATGCTGGCCGCCAGGTGCCCGGTCGGGGTATCCGGGTACGGGTGGGTTTCGTGGATGCCGCCGCCGAAGATCGCCACCTTCGGGCCGGACAGCACCACGCCAAAGCGGTGGGCTCCGCTCATGAACAGCTTGCAGCTCGCATCAAACATGGTGGCTCCTATGGCCCGCCGTAGCGGGCGCGGGGTGAGGTTAGGCGTAGGCGGTCGGCGTGCTGCCCGAGTAGCAGATCACGCTGCCATCCGAGTACAGGAATTCGGCGCGGTAGCCGATGTATTCGCACGCTACCGCGTTGCCTTCGGCCCAGCGGCGAATTTGCGATGCCGCTGCCTGCTGCGCCAGAATTTGGTGTGCCTTGCTCATGTTCTTCTCCAGTTCTCGCCGCGCCGGATTGCGCTGCCCATGAATGTACTATCCTCCGATCGCGCAACTCTGTCAACGACTTTCTGCACTTTGTTGCGTCTTTTGTTGCGCCATCCAGCGGCCCCGCGCCTGCCGCTCGGCCAGCGGGGCGCGGTCGAACGCGATGCAGTACGGGCCATCCCATCGAACGAACGGCTCCACCGGGCCGCGCTCGCCGTCGAAGCCGTGGCAGGGCGCGAGGCCGTGCGTGGCCTGCTGGTAGGCGTAGTGGCGGCACTCGCCGCAGGTGGCGCCCCGGCTCATAGCTGCGCCGCTTCCTCGGCCGCTTCCCGTGCCAGGCTGCCCGCCAGCAGCAAGTCGCGGCTGACCTCCAGCAGCTTGGCGCGGTGGGCGTGGATGCTCATCTTGGCCTGCTCGGTGGCGGTGGGCTGGTGCGGTTCGTCGTTGGTCTCGGGCTTATTCATGGGTGTCTCCCTTGTTGTGGGGGTAGGTGAACAACAGCATCAGCAGCAGCCCCAGCGCGCACAGCGCCAGCCCGAAGGCCGGGTCGAGCACTAGTTCAGCGCTGAGGATGGCAAGGGCGAGCAGGAGCAGGGCGTTACTCATTGGAAGCCCCCGCGCCGTTCGCTGCTGCGCCGCTCTTCCGGCGGCCGTGGTGCCCAGCGATACGGCAGGTCATCGAAACGGGTCAGGTAGCCAGTGTATTTCAGCCCGACCACGCCCGGCTCGCCCTGGCGCTGCTTGACCGCGTGCCACTCGCATATGTCGCGCTCGGGGCCGGTGATCTCGGGGTGGTACACGGCGTCGCGGTACAGGAAGATGATGTTGGCCGCGTCCTGTTCGATGGAGCCGGACACCGCGAGGTCGGCCATGATCGGGCGCTTGTTGGGGCGGTCCTCGCACTTCCGGTTCAACTGGCACAACAGGATCACGGCACAATCGAGTTCCTTGGCCAGCGCCACCAAGGCGCGGGTGTGCTCCCCGACCGCCTCGTAGCTCTTGTCGGACTTGCCGCCGGTGATGAACGACAGCTGGTCGACCACGATCAGGTCCAGCCCGTGCTTGCGCTTGATGCTGCGCGCCTTGGCGCGGATTTCCAGCATGTTCAGGCCGGTCTTGTCGTCCACGAACAGGTTCATGCTGCGCGCCTTGTGGAAGGCCGCCGTCATCGCGTCCCAGTGCGCGCTGTCCTGCGGCGTGCTCTCGCCCGGCTTGCGCAGCCACTTGATCGGCACATGCCCGATGGCGGCCACGTTGCGGTCGCTGACCTGATGGCGCGACATTTCCATCGAAAAGAACAGGGCCGCGCCGTCGTTGGCAACGTTGCGCGCAATACCCAGCCCGGCAGCGGTCTTGCCCATGCCGGGGCGGCCGGCGATCACCGTCAGCGTGCCGCGCTCCAGCCCCCCATCCAGTTGCTCGTCCAGATGGGCATACCCGGTCGGCACCGGCTTCATGGCCCCGCTCATGCGCCGGGTCAGCACATCGGCGTAGTCGCCCAGCATGATGTCGATTCGCTGTGGCTCGGCATCGGTCTTGTTCTGCGCCAGCGCATCGAGCTTGGAAGCGGCCAGATCGACGCATACGGCCGCCGGCTGTGCGGAGGATGCCAGCTCCCGCATTTCGTCGGCCAGCGCCAGCAGCGCCCGTTTGGCGGCCTTGTCGAGCACGATCTCGGCATGGCGCCCGATGTTGATGGCGCTGACCGCCGACTGGCGCAGCATCGCCAGGTACTTCAGGCAGTCCTCGACCCGGTCTTTCAGGCCGTCGAACACGGTGATCGCGTCGACCCGCTGGCCGGCGCCGATCTGGGCGCGGATTTCCTCGAAAATCAGGCGGTGGTCGTGGCGGTAGAAGTGCGCGCCGTCCAGATCGGCAACGCGGTCGAGTGCGTCGTTGTCGGCCAGCAAAGCACCAAGGACCGCCTGCTCGGCACGGATCGAGACGCTGTGGTCGTCGTGGTCGGTCATTTCAGTTTCTCCGCGTGGACGTTCTGGGCCTGCACGCCGTCCGTGGTCAGCTGGTAGCCGCCGCCGGTCTTGGGCGCGTACCACAGGTGGAACCAGTTGCCGCGCACCGAATTGGAAAACACCTTGCGCCAGTCCTTGTACTTCTTGACGCCATCGGCGTAACGGTCCTTGAACTCGAACCAGTGCAGGGCCAGGAAGTCGCGCGGAATCTGCGCCTCGGCAGCATAGGCGAACACCGGATGGTCGTCAGGGATCGGGGTTTCGCCATCGTCCTTGCAGCGCTTGAGGAAGTCAGGGAAACCAATGCTCTTGGCCTTGGAGACTTTCCCCCCATCGGGGGATATAGGGGGAGTTTTTACTTCTTCTCTTCTCTTCTCTTCTCTAGGTAACGGCAAACTAACGCTGGCAGCGTTACCTTTCGCGTTACCATCAGCGTTACCTTTGTGTTTTGCCACCCGTTTTGCGGTCAGCGCGCGGTCCTTGGCGGTCTTGCCGTTGTGGCGGTCGAAGTTGGGCAGGCTCAATCCCAGTTCCGATTGCGCCAACCAGCCGACATTGCACATCGCTTGCGCGAAACCGCTAACGCCGGATATGCGGTCGAGTAACGCCAAGGTAACGCTGGGGGCGTTACCGTTGATGGATTGCTGGTCGAACCAGCGCCAGACCTTGAGCAGCTTGCCCACGGCCAAGTCGGGGTCGTCCCAGCCCATCGCCACGGTGATGGCAAACACTTCCGGCTTTTCCGGCGTGCTAGCCTCGAACTTGATCCATTCACCGGCCATCATTGATCCTGGCTTCAGCGCGGCGACGTTCATCATTCATACGGTCAGCCGTGACATGCGCGAGCTCCTTGCTGACGAACTCGCTGATGGAATAGAAGGTATTGGAAATCGCTGACTGGTAGCCAACGTGATACAAGCCGTCTATTGGCCCGGTGACAGTGAATTCATTCATGGTCAAAGCACTTTCAGGAAGAGGCTGGTTAGTAATGCCAGCAGGAAAACACCCGAACGACGGCACAGGAATTTCCCCTGTCACTTCCTGAAAATGCTCTTGTGTAATGTTCATGTCTAGCCGGTCGTTTGTAGGTGTCGGATTACTAGCCCGACAAATCAATTGTCCGCTGTAAATTGATTTTCGACAAATACAAGATTGGTCTAAATCAATACTCATTTATAGCTTGATCTGTGTCAATACGCCACGCGCAGGCAACAAAAAACCCGCACGAAGCGGGCCGGGCGTTCCCGTGTGCGCGGGGACTACAAATGCTTGCGCTGGCGCCCCTTGCGGATGTGGCAAATCAGCGTGGCGTCCACCCCCAGGCGGCGCGCGGCGTCGCAGTTGCGCTCGGCCGACTGCTTGACCTCCAGCACTTGCGCGTCGGTCAGCTTGCCACGGCGCGGCGCGAATTCATCGCGGATCAATGCCATCGCGGTGGGGCCATCGAACTCGATGCCGGCCAGCTTGCGCAGCTGCGCCATGGTCCAGCCGGTGCGGTCGAGGATCTGCACGATCACCCGCGCGCCGAGGGGTTGGGTGCGGTTCTGGATGCGGGTCAGGTTGCCGGGGCTGATTTCGAGCAGCCGGGCCAGCTGGTGGTCGTTGGCCGCGCCCAGTGCCTGCGCCGTGGCATGCAGCAGCCGCACCGGGGTGTAGGTCGGGTCGCTCAGGTCGGGCAAGTCGATCATCCGGCGGTCCTCACAAGCCAAGGGCCGCAGCCCATGACTGCGCCGGCATCTGCGCCGGCTCCCAGCGCTGCACGACGGTCTGCTGCGGCGCGGCGTCGACCGGCTCCGGCTCGACCGCCGTCCAGCGGATCAGGCGCACGCCACGCGTCTTTTCGCGCGTCACCAACCCGTCGTTCTGCAAGCGGGTCAGGTACATGCCGATCCGCGCCAGATCGAGGCTGACGGCTTCGCGCAGGTCGTGCGTGGTGCAGGCCGGGTGCGCTTTCACGAACGCCAGGATTTGCTGCTTCTGGCTGCTCGGTTCGGGTATGCTGTGCTGGTTGGCCATGGCTTACAGGCCCAGCGCCGACAGCCAGTGTTGCGGGGCCACCACAGGCGCGGCCCACTGCTGCACCGTGACCTGCTTCGGCGCCCCTTCGGCCAGCGGCTCGTAGTCGACCGCCTGCGCTTCCGGGCCCGCTTCCCAGCGTTGCAGCGGATGCGAGGCACCGCGCGGCAGGCGCTTGATCTTGCCGGCCACGCGTAGGCGGCCGAGGCTGACGTTGACCGCGTTCTTGCACACGCCGAGAGCGGCGCAAATATCCTTGGCGGTGCAGGCGGGATGGGCCAGCACGTAGGCTTCGATCTGGGGCGTGAGCGGCTCGGCCGCTGCAGGGAAGGTCATGCAATCTCCTTGAGTTCGTCGAATAAGACCTGGCGCTGGTCGGGCCGCACGCAGCGGGTGTGCAGGGCCTCGTAGGTTCTGAATTCGCCATCTGCCGGGTCGCAGCATTTGCGGTACTCGTCGGCCATGGCGCGGTCAACGAAGGGCGCGCTGTTGATCGGCTGCCAGCCGGTGGACGTCAGGCGCTGGACGTCAAACCCGGCGTGGTTGTCGGCTTTTCTCATGCGGCCTCCTTGATGAAGTACCGTTCCCATCCGGAGCCCATGTCGTGCCAATAGTCCTCGGAATGACCTTGCTCGCCAGCCCTCCAGAGAATGAATTGCACTCTCCCGCTTCTGGTATCCATGCGGACATTTGAGCGGTAAGCGCCATCCTCTCGCTCTACCCGGCCATAGATATACCGAGGCTTACGCTTGAAAAGCTTAAACAACCAGTTCATGCGGTCTCCTTGAGTGCTTTCAGTTTGGAACGACGCGATCCAATTTCTGCGGCTTTCCCGTTATTCGAGTAGCCCTCGATCAGTTTGAGTATTTTCCAGTCATGCGGCCAACCGCCTTTAACCCTGTTGCGCAACGTTGCATCGCTCACCTCACATCGCGAATCTCGGCTCCATTCAGCCGACGTTTTCAGTTCGCCGTCGATGCCAATGTTGACGGAGTTTCGTCGCGTATGCTTTGGTG